ATGAAGGTATAAGCGAATTAAAGGAAGCTTTAATTGCAAAATTTTCAAGTTGTGCAAGTAAATTTGTATTTAAAAAGAGAGCATTATCTTGTTTAGTTAACAAATCTATATACTCAAAAAACAATTATGATCCTTTAGAGTTTTGTAAAAAAGAAATATTAACACGCAGTTATGATAATAAAAAATTCAGTATACCTTACAATGAATGTCTTATTGATAATTGTTCAGAAAATATAAAAAAACAAATCCAATAGCGCATTTTGAAAATGCATGTAAACTATCTATAGCCTGATGGAAGACGCCGCTCCAGTTATATATTAGTTATACGCGTACTGCTAGGTCTGCCATCCCAAGTAGTTCCAAGTCCATCCTTTACATAAAAATCTCCTCCTGTCTCCCACGCAGATTGTTCTAAAAGTTCATTATTCGGTGGTTCAATTTTATGATCATTATTGCGCTTTACACTATTGTCTATTAGTATAGAATGATAATACTTTTCTTTGTTTTTCTTAATTTCGTCCCATCTGAATTCAATAAGAATATTAGACCGTAACTTATTGTCGTCTTTTTCATACCAAGCACCCCCTTTACAGTATCTTTTTAGATGCTGATTCTGTGGAATTATTCTATAACTGATTGGGTAACCTAAATATGGTACATTGCGCTCCGCAATTCCGTCTATAACCTTAAGGTCCTTATTATCTTTTTTTGTAATCCATCTAAGCCATTTGTATGCAACAGTGGTTGGTTTACCTAGGCCATTTTTATAAATTAAATCATCAGTATCATATTCAGTTCTGAAACTAAGATCCCAATCTAAATCATGTGGTCCTCCATAAGGCATTCTCTCAAAGTAAAGAATGGGTAATTCAATAACACAATAATACATTCCCTTTTCAGATGAAACACTAATGGCTCTTCTTACAGAGAAATAGAACTTATTTGTTAATTCGGTCATAAGCTTTTTCTCCTTTCTCTTTAATGAGCGTTTCCATTCATCCTGTGCGAAGAACTTTTTAGCTTCGATGTCTTTTAAACTATTTTTTGTTTTGGTTGTAATTTCATCCATGATATTTAAAGATGATTGTAAATTCTCCATTTTATTTTGTTGTTTTAGTGATATATTGTTATATACAAAAACATATAATCATTTTTATAAAATTGATAAAAACATTGGATATAAATATGCAAAATAAGAATAACATTACAAAAGTATATGCATTATTAGCATTACATAGTTGGCCAAAAAGAAGAATGGAAGAAAAAGGCGAAACATCAAAAAGATATAAGATGTTTTACAAAAAAACAAGAAAAATAAGCCTAAATTCAAAAATATTGAAAGATTATAATAAAATACAAGACTTAACTACATCCAAATATGTGACTTATATTAACAATGTAAATAATACAGTAGTAATGTCAATACGGGGTACTGATGTAGCACAATTTGAAGAAAACGATTTTTATACGGATGCTTTATTATTTCTTGGAAAAGAAAAGAATCGTTCTATTTATAAAAATAGCTATAACAATTTGAAACAAATATACAAAAAATATCCAAATTATAAGGTAATACTTTTAGGTGCATCATTAGGTGGCAGAGTTGCGATTGATTTACTTGATTCAGATTTAGGTGAAAAACTATACGAAGTACATGTATTTAATACTGCAACAGTACCATTAAATCTTTATAAATCAGCAGTATGTCATATGGATAATATGACAAAAAAAGATATGAAATTTTGTAATAATCGAGATAAGTTACATATTAATCTTGTAAATAACGATATAATATCAATTTTAAGCCTTGGTGAGAAAGCAAAAACAAAAAAAGTATTTACAAGGAAGAAAAAAAGCGCTAGGTATTTAGTTGGTAAAAACAAAAACATAAAAACAAATCACTCAATCATGAATTTTATATGAATCAACCGCCGTCGCCCGGGCGGCCCGCCCTAAAACGCAGACATTATTTTATAATTAAACAAATCAAAATCTCTTTTATAAATTTCATTTATAGTTTTAATGGTCTCTAAATCAAAATAATCAGGTAAATTATATATTTTTATGCCAGAATATTTAGTTTCTAATTTTTCAAATTTAACTTCATTAATTTGAAAATCAGAATTACATATAAACATATATTGCGGGTAATAATGAATAATTTTACTGTTAAAATTTGTATTAAAATCGTATTTTGTTAGATCTTCTCTGACCCAATTTTTAAAATCATTTATATTAGATTTGTTATTTAGATAAAAAAAAGCACTTATAATTCTGTTGTATGGATTTCTAGTATATGTATAGTAGTTAATATGTTGCCCTTTTAAAAAACTAATATACTTACTATTACACATAAAGGGTATATGCGCCATATCAAAATTATTTTTCACGTACCAATATTTTTTTAAAACAATATTATGTGATGTTTTTTTAATGTTATTCCTTATGAATTTCCCTGAATTTTTTGGAATATGTATATAACAATACACTGTACCATTATTTTTATAAATTAGCATAATATATAAAATTTATAAAAAATGTAAAGGAGCTGATGATGAGGTGTGTGCTGCATTTTAAATGTTTCTGTTGATAATCTTTAAATGGTTTTACATAATGTGTGTGAAACTATATTCAGAAAGATGCTGTTAAAATGTAAAGAAGAAGAAAGTTCGAAAGAATGTAGTGAATTGAATAATAATTTTGACAAATTATGTAGTAAAAAGGGTACTGATTGTGACTTAATGTATAATATTCTTTTAGAATGCTGTTATGCCCGCGTATGGAATCATTCAAACAAACAATGTAAAATTCTGAATAGTATTGTAAAGAATGAATGTGATTAACTTTCTAATTTTGGAGAATCAGAAGCGGATATAGCATTTTTTATGGATTTTGTAGCATTTTTTGTAGCATTTTTTGTAGCATTTTTTATGGATTTTGTAGCATTTTTTATGGATTTTTTAGTATTTGGAACAGATGCGGCCGTGGCGGCTGCAGACGCATCCTTTGAAACGGATACATTTGGCATCACATCGGTCTCTGTTTCTTCTAATTCAATATCAGCCTGTTCTTTTAGTTCATTTTCTTTTTCCTTTTCTTGTTCAATAATATCTCGAATATTAACACGGTCTTCTTGTAGATTTAATTTTTTCATTACAAAGGAAGATTGTTTAAAGAATTCACAGTGAGATTTCATAACTTCTGTAAGCTTCCAGTAATTCATCATGAAAGCATGACAGCCATATGTCCATGCAACTTCGGGATTAGTATTATCTTCATATTCTTCTGGAATTACAATAGTATAAATATTTTGATTTGAAAATGCAAAAGATTTAGGATTGACTGGTGAACTAACTTCTTTAGATGTTAATATTCTGGCATTATTTGAAGTATGTAAATTGACTAATTCATCCAGAAGTGTATGACTACATTCTCCGGTAACAATAAGAATAATTTTGTTTAATAATGTACAAACAGGTTCTCTTGCAATAGATTTTTTAGAATGATAAGAGTATCTTGGTGGAAGGATATGATCTCCATGTATAGAATCAACAAATGTATTGGCAATTTTATCCATGACTCCAACATTATTAGTTTTAATATTGAGATGAATTAGTAATGGGTCGGCATATTTATCTACAAAACCATAACTGGAGATTATTTCAAATACGTCTTCCATCAATAGATAATTGAGAGATGTTAGGCCTCTATATTCTGAACGTACAACTGGTATTATTTCATTATTTAAAATTTCTGGATAAATATCAAAATCCAAAAATCTGGCTCCGGCCTGTAGAACCGTTTTTAACATTTCTGTACTAACATAATTACCAGAAGAATAGGGTGCTACACAACTCTGATGACTGGAAGCAACATAAAAATCAACTAACTTAGCACCGTTTCTTTGGTCACATGCTGCGGCGGCAGATGTAACACACCCTTCAATTTCTCGACATTCTGTATTTTTTGTAGTATAATAATCGCCAGTATGATATGTAATACATTTTGAAATGGGTTGTACTCCAATCATCAACTCATTATAGAGAATTTGTAACGATTTAATGGCATTATTCTCATTTAGTTCAAAATTAATATTTTTATTAATGGATGCGCATTTGAAGAAAAAGTGAACACCAAAACCAATTGTTATAGCACATGCTATAAGTGTAATTAATACTGAAATAGGTTTATCACCACTTCCAAGAAGTGTTAAATATAAACCGAGAAATATCAAAGATGAAATAGAACCCATAAAAATAGTTCCATTATTCATAATTTGATTTGGTTGATTGAAACATGCCGTCGCTGATGGAGAATATTTAGTCATTTTGTATAAGGCAAATACATATAAAACAATAGAAGTAACAATAAGAGTATACTTCTCAATATTTCCAAGACTAATTGATTTTATTTTGTTTCGTATATTTTGTGTGTTAGAAATATTTTGTATACTTTCTGGCATTACCACATTCGCTACGTTATTTGTAGTTTCTTCCATTCCTTAACAATTTATTAGATTTAAAAATGTACATACACACAAAAATGATTACTAGTTACTTAAAAATTTTGTATTAAGAAAAAACTTTCAAAATGGTATCAAATGGAAAAATTCCAAGAAAAACAGAAATAAATACATTAAAAAAAAGTGATGCAAAAGAAAAATTAAAATCTTTAAATTTAGATTCAGAAGGATCGCGACCAGAATTACATGAACGTTTGATAAAATATTATTATGGTTCATATACGGCTGCACCAAAGAAAGGTGGCCCAAAATCTTCAAAATCTTCTAAGAAAAATGTGCCGTGTAAAAGTTCGATTCGATTAATGAAAAAAGGTGATATAATTTCTATTCTGGATGAATTGAAATTACCAACAGACGGTGGTAAAGATTGTTTAGTTGACAGACTGGATTCATTTTATAGACCGCGTCCCCAGGCCAGTGCTGCCAGTGCTCTAAAAGAGAAACTAAAAGGGAACTTAACTAAGAATGCGATTAGAAACATGAGTAAAGATATTCTAAAAGAGAATTTAAAAAAATTGGGATTATCAACAAATGGTGCTATTATTGAAATGTCAAAGCGTTTAGAGGAGTATTATCATCCGCCAATTGCTTCAAATATATCTACAAAATCAAATTTACCTACCTGTAGTATAAAAAAAGAACTTTCAACTAGTGAATCAAGTTCGGAAGTACAAATAATACTATATAATGGAAGAAAGATAGGGATTCTGGCATCTAATCTACAAGTATTAGAGTCTGATGGAGATGACACTTGGATAAAAACAGATCTATATTGGGATTTAGAATCATGGTGTCCATATTAATTTTGAAAAAAAAATTCGGTTTTTATTGCTTAAGTTTTACCTATGCTTAATATATCTATGAGTCATCTATCTCAATTTAATTCGGCTGTTCATGGATTAGTTGGCGATTTCAAAAAAATGAATTATTTACATAAAGATGTAGCAAAATTAGAGACATACATAGAGATAACACATATTAATGCACGTTCAATAATAACACAGTTTCAAACACACGTATTGAAAGACATATTTGTTTCGAATATACTATCAAATAATACTGATTTTTTTATGAAATATGATGCGACAGAAATAATAGCAAAAGAGGCAAAAAATGTAAATGAGGTAAACTATGCACACTCCTTAATAAAAAGAATACAAGAATTAGTAAACACAATGCGTGAGAATGAGTCTTATGATAATATTAATGCAACTTTTAATTGGATAAAGGTTTTGTGTTATCATGCATATTTAGATTTAGGTATTGATGCTTCTGAAAAATTTGCACAATTACAAAGACAAGGAGCTATATCTTCTGTATAAGATAAAATGATAAATAGACGGATTCAAAGTCAAAAATCGAGTTCCATATTTCTTGCAGAATTAGATTTTAATGTTAAAGATAGATATTTATCAACGGCAATTTCTCCAATTTTAATTAATTCTTTTTTTTGTTTTTCAGAAATATAAAAATCATAAGAGCCTATATCATTTGGATATATAATATCAATTGTATCTGTGTCGCCTCCTTCTATAATTCTCCCATGTTTTTCTTGGGCTGCGTAAAATATAATATTTATGATAGCCCTTATATATTGGATAATATTAGTTGGTTTAGAGGCATCGTCGGCCACGGCTTCGCGGGCACTTACAAGATTACATGCTAATGCTGGAATA